CGGATCACTTTCGACAAATGATATGTCGCGTCTTCAACGTGAAGTTCGACATCGATCAAGTAAGCGTTGCCGATGGTCAGCGGTCGCGTGTCGTGCTTGACGATCATGTCGGCAGTGAAGAACAATGGCGGGTTCGGCGATTCAAGCGTGTGATCCCACGGCGAAACTTCTTTCAACCAGTAACCTTCAGTACCACCGACCAGTTCAACGCCTTTTGATTCGACGCGAAAAATTCCGCAGTTACGACCGGCGACGATTTCGCCGTTTTCAAATTTTTCAATATTCATTTCAATTTCTCCTTTCTAAGTTTTGCCCCGTTGCCGGGGCGGTTAAGTTATGAATAACAATCCAGACCTAAAGCTTCGATCATTCCTTTCGCGAGGTAATCAAGGTAATGGAAAACATCGCCGTTTTTGAAATCGATGATTACCAGTGTCTTACGAATTTGTGCATGGTAATCTTTAGCTTCGTGAATGTAGTCAACCAGCATTTCGTAAGTTAATCCGAAGTGACCTTCGATTTTAATTTCTTGGTCAAGGTCGACGCCTTTTTCGTTGATCAGTGTTTTCAGGTACTTTTTCATTTCTGTTATTTCCTTTCTTCGTTTCGTTGATGTTGTAATAATTATAACAGGGTCTTACCAGAAGTCAAGCGTTTTGGTGAAAATAAATATAAAAAGAATTATTAAAAAAACTTGACAGTTCCGATAAGTGTGTTATAATCTTTACATGAATTAGGAAACAACCTGATTCGCAAACGGGTCAACCAGATGTCGCACCCGCAGCCCGCGAGGCAAAAGACTTCATCGTTATTGTAACAGCGGTTCCCTGCACCGAAGCGTAGCAGGGTCGGGACAACGAACCGACCTTGTGTGAAGACAGGCAGAATTTAGTTTTAAGAAAGCTTGACAATTTTGGTAACACTGCTATAATTATTACATTACTTAGAAAGGAGAAACAAGAATGACTGTAGACATGAAAAAAGTACGCGAAGACATGGACCGCGAATGGGACATGACCGGCGAAGAATTTGATAAGTTCGACGTTGCGCAAGCAAACGACTTGAACGAAGGATGGAAAGAAATTGTCATGGAAAACGTCAACGACGACAGCGACAGNTTCTTCATTGAAGTTAACGCAGATTCAGAAGTTTGGAATTTCGAACGAATCTAAAATCACCGCCCCGGTAACCCCGGGGCTTCATTCGTTGTGAATTTTTCTGATGTGATACGCAATGGCTAAACCGCCCGCGATGATCGCAACAAGTCCCGCGACCAAATGAACAATATTATTCCATTGCCCCAACGACAAACCAAGAAAAGTCAGCACTGATCCCCCGGCGGCGATGTCGGCGATTACGTCTTTGTTGCTCACGCTATGCCCTCGAATTAACACTGTTCATGACCCGTCGCCTGATTCAACATAAAATTTGAAGAAAGCAACAGCGCCAAGAACGACGGCAGCAAGACCGCCTGATTCAGCGTAATTCACACTTGGGTTTTCCATGTACCAGCGAACAATTCTGTCCATTTGGTAAGCGTAAAACCCGCAAAGCAAAATAGGAATCGGTCGGTGAATTAATCGTTCAAAAAATGTTTTGGCAGTTTCAGTCATTGCTTCCATCCAACGCCTTCGATAAAACCAGTCCAGTTAAAACCTGCGCCCGGGTCGACCTTCCTTCCCGGGCTAATGTCACTATGCCGGACCAGACGCTTGATATCATACGCAGATAACCAGCTTTTTACAACTTCTGTAAGAGTGTCCATTTGCGCAAGGGTAACCCAGTCGGTCTTGATCGCTTCCAGAAACGTTCCGTAATTGTGGTGCCCCTCGACCAAAACTTCGACGCCCAGTGAATCAGTGTTGTAGCCCCGAGCATGGTAAGCGCCTTGATCATCGTCACGGCAAACGTACACGTCACCGTTCGGTGATATCAATGCGTGCGCCGAGTAACCCATCTTGACCAGAAAGTCACTAGCATGAATCGGGTGCGGGTCATTGATAAATTCGCCCATGCTGTGAACGACGATCATTTTCGGGGTGTTGCTGGAACTGCCGAATTCTGATGGTTCTTGAATAATCATGGTTAGCCCCAGACTTTACCGGAAACCCAACGATACCCGGCGACGATTTTCGACCAGACTAGCATCGTCGCGGCGAAAGCCAACATTTTCAATTTTGCAGTATTCATGTTTTATACCCTTGTGAAATCACGTTCCCATTTGCCAGAAATAACTTCAGGACTTCCGACAACCGCTTCAATTTCGATTCGGTACGTTTGCGCGAATGGTTGTGGTGATGCCCACGGCGAAGTAATCGGGCTGAAGTCTACAGCGTAACCTGTGACCGCCTGCGTGCCGCCTATAGGCGATGTGCCGCCCGCGTCGCTGATGCCTGTTTGATTGAACACTTCGACTTCAGGACTGACGCCAGTATGGTAAACGCGCACGTTGTACGTGTAGCCAGTTCCGGTCGCGTTTCCGTCTTCTTGGTCGGCTTGGCGGATGGTGAACGAATTCAAACGATTGCGCCAGTTAATGTTGAACGTATCGCCCAGTTCGTCGACGTCGCCCAAACGAACACCATCAATTGAAACGTTGACCGGGGCGCTGGGTCCAAGATAACGATTTGGTGTTGCTATCGAATGATATACGCCTATTTCTGGGCTTCCGGTAGGGCTTCCGTCTGGTGGGCCTTGATCACCGCCGCCGCTGTTGCTCATAAACCACGCGGAAACACTTGCCGCCGACGGATCGAGCGCCGTCACCATTTGCCCGACTCCATACGTGAAAAACCAAAGCACTGAATTGTCGTCGTGTCTTGCAACAGCCGTGTCGAGCATCCCTCGATGCACGCCGTTTAACTGGTACTGCCCGCCGCCAAGATCAGACAGTGATTCGAAGAACATGATTTCGTCGTCGACTAACACCAGATTCGGCGGTACTGGGTCGTCCAATTCTGAAACTACCGCGCTATCTGTAACAAGGTCGATGTCACTCGTTGCATTTATTGTGATCACGTCATTATTAAAATTGTTCGGTGACCCTTCGTTAATTTCAACAGCGCCGTCGAGCAAGCCCGCCGGGGTGAACGGCGAAACTTGTTGGTCGAATGTGAATCCGGTTCGAACTTGCGAAACAGGGAATGTAGTATCTTGTTTTATATACGCGTCAAACGAAACCTGCGTACCGTTCGCCCGGGCCGCGAGTAATCCGATTTGCTGTATGGTGTTCACGTCTTGATACCCTAGCGGCAACAAGAACAATCGAGCGGCGCTAACGTTCACGGGGTCGTCTTGAATCGGTGTCCACAAGCTATCTGTCGGGTCTGCGAAGCTTGGCAACTCGACCCTGAAAATATCTTCGACCCAGTCATAAATAATTTCGTTCGACTCTGCTGTCCCCAGCGAAATCTTTATGATGCGAACAACAAGGTCTTCGATTTCATACGGGGGCCACGTAATTCTTGCAAGGTCGCCCGGGCGCAGGGTGTAGTTCGAACGGTCAGCTTTAATCTTGCCCTTGGCGAGCGGATAAGACAACGTACGCAGGTCACGCCATGCCAAAGCATTCGCCAATGATCGTTCTTGTACTGCTGGGTAATTAGATGTCGCGATGACGTCGTCGTTGTTTTGAATAATCTTGTTCGCCATATCTTGCGCAACAGCGAACGACGGTTGAAAGTTTTTTTCGCGGTCGGTGAACTGAACCTTGACCTGATTCGATGTGTCAGCCCACGCACCCCGGGCAAAATCAAACGACATTATATTCGTTTCATTGAACACGGGGATATCAGACAGGGGCGACGGGTAGTCCGTTTCGCGGATTAACCGAAGCTGCCAAAATTTTGTAACAGCATCTTGAACAAGGAACCCGTCGACTTGCTGTTCTATTTCTGTCAACAGTTCAACCGCTTGCATACCACGGTCAAGGATTCTGGCGTACCCGTTGTCTTCCCCGGCGAGTACGACGCCCGCCGCTGCCATCTGCGTGACGTCAACATTTGAAAGACCAAGACCCCATTCAGAATTCGTCATAATTTCATAAATGACGTTCGCGGGGTTTGCGTCGTTGCCGTTGACTATGGCGTTCGCGCCCAGTGAAAGACCGTCTGGAATACGGCGCATTTCAAACGACCACGGGCGCAGGTTCGGCGCGTTGCCGATGTACATTTTTTCAAGTACCGCGTGAATTGTGCCCCGGTAGTTCGGCAACAACGTCGCGTCGACATCTGACAAACCCGCCATGTACGACGATTGCGCTTGATTATTTCGCCCAGCGTACAATTGAATGGTGCCGACAACGCCGCCAGAATCTTTGCCGAAGAAGTTTTTGTCGTTTAATGTGATCGCGCCTTGTTTGATCCATCCGGCGGAAGAAGGGCGAATCAGGTTGTCGTCAATCCAGATGCGGCGAATACCTTCGTCGTACCCGGGAGCCGCCACCGTGAATTCACCACGCCCCAGCATGAAATCGATGCCAATATAATATTCATGCCCGACGGTCACCTTGTCAGAACTGAACAACCCAGTTTTAACTTTTTCCTTGATTGAATTCGTTCCGAGGTCGCCGTACCACCCGATGTTCGGCCCGTTCATTCGAACGGTTCCCCAGATAATTTGAACGGCGCGACCTTCTTCAGCGGTCGGAACTTGAAAATCTCCGAGCCCGGCGGGCTTCGCGTTTTCAAGATTTGGTTTCGGGCGCAATAATTCCGTCAGCAGGAAAACCGCCGCGTACACCAATAGTGTGATAAAGAAGCCCATATCAGCTTTTCGTGAACTGTGATTGATTAAAAGGATTCTTCCCGGGGACCAGTGGGAAGCCGCCGAAGTTCGGAACGTTGCTGAACTTCGTCTTGCATGTGGAAACACTGTGGTCGCAACCCTGAAACGCCGTGACGGTTTCGCCCAGTATGTCGCGGAACGGTAACAACAAAGTAAACGTGTCGCCGCTGTGCGCGATGATCATGCGGTAATCGTTGCCTGCTTGGTTCTGCACGTACCCACCAGTAAAATCGGACCCGGTAAAACCGTTGACAGCGATGTCGTTTCCGTCGACGCCGTTGACCGTCCCGCTTTGCTTGAATGAGTTTTTATCGACGGTGCAGAACGAATCGTAAAGAACGTGATTGCAAAGCGACTGATATTTGTAGCGGGGGATTTCTCGACTGAACTGTTCGTTGAACGGGTTCATGTCGATTTTGCAAGTGCGCCCGCTGAACGCGATGCTGGTGACGTAACCTTCGAACAATACAAACCCGGTCGTCGGTGCGGGCGCGGGTTCTGGGGAAGGTAACGGCGAAGTAGTCGCGACTTCATCAAGCTGTATGCGGGTGATTATGCAGTCAAGTGTCAGTGCGGGTTGAATACCGATGTAGTCGTTGAAGGGTCGTTCAGACGCCAACGAATCAAGGTGAACTTTTGTGTTGCGGCGCTCGCGCGGGTTTTCGCTTGGCGCGCTGCGCTTTATTTCCAGCGGTGTATATGTGGCACCGCCGAAGATTATTTCTTCCGCGTGACTGGTAAAAAAGAACGTTTCCGAGCCGTAATCA